TATATTCCCGTTTTCGGTAACATTACCGTTTTCGGGTTCATTGCCCCCCTCCCGGTTGCCTTTAATGTTCCCGTTTTTGGTTATATTAAGAGAGAAAACCCGCACTCTTTTTGTCGCTCCCTTTCTCTCTCCGGTATCTGAAATAAGCCCCATTTTCATGAGCGATATAAGCCCGGCCTGCACGGTTTTTTTATTCAGGCAAGTGTCTTTAACGAGGCGTTCTATGCTGGGGTAGCAGAGGTTATATTCATCGGCTCTGTCAGCCATCGAGAGCAGTATGAGCTTTAATGATGAGCTACCTGGATCTGTCTCCCAGGCCCAATCTGTTGCATGTCTGCTCATGATTAATCTCCGCTATCAGCTTGAGTGTTGTGGGGAGGAATTAATCATGATCTGCTTAATCTCTGCCCTGATGCGACGGTTTGATTCCATGGTGCACTCAACACAGTGTCCGTTGTAAACCCAGCGTTCACTGTCATGTCCGTGCTTACATGGTTTTCCGGTGTAGTAGCGTTTAAGTCCGCGCTTTGCGGCATCAATACGTGTAATGATTTCCATGGTAAGCCCTGTTATTAGTATTGGGATTACGGTTATTTTGTGCTGACACAAAAAAAAGATCAACCAGATTTGGTTTTTTATTACCTTTGAGGTACGAATAGATATGAAAAGACCGCCGGGTGGCGGTCTACAGAGGGTTGTGGCTGGATATCATGAGTAGAAGAAGTATGCCAGTTCTGCTTTTGAGCGCAGCCATTGTCTTGTTTTACAGGCTTTAAAAAGCCCATTCATCAATACTTTACCTGGCATTTTTCGCTTACCTGTTAAGTGAGTCTGGATATAGTGACTCGTCGTTCCGGCTTCCTGTGCGAAGGCTTCACGCTCATCCGGAGTAAGTGCAAGCCAGTGCTTTTTGAAATCGAAATGTCCGTTATCGCTCATAGCTATTGCCTGATATTTATTTCAGATAATAAATATTCACCCATAAGGTAACAAAAATCAAGGATAGTTACCTATGAGGTGCATTTACCTGTTGGGTAATATTGCTTTAAATTGAATCATCTACTGATTCATATATGAGGCGATTTTCCAGAAAATGAAAAGTATCCAGGACGTCCGCAGGCAAAATCTCAACGACTTGATCGACCGTGAATTCAATGGTGTTCAGACGCGGATGGCAGAAAAACTTGGAACTCAGGCAAATCTGGTAAACCGCTGGGCTCTTGGCAAGAAGGTTATCGGCGACCAGGTTGCGCGAAAAATTGAAGCTGCCGCCAATAAACCCCGTAACTGGCTTGATATCGATCGCTCGCTTTCTCAGGAAGGTTTTCAGCCTGTCGGCCCAAGCGACATTGGTCAGCTGGCGGCTCACAACCTGGAACGCTGGATGAGCGAAAGCCGCGACCTTTCAACACAGGGAAAACTTCACCGCGCATCCGGCGTCGCCCAGGTGACAATCAGCCGCCTGTTAAACAATGAGGTCAGCGTTTCCATTTCCACCCTGGAGAATGTTGCATCCGCATTCGGGCGTCACGGCTATGAATTACTGATTCACCCGCACGACCCTGCGACTATCAACTATGACCGCTCGCGCTACGCATTGTTACCCGAAACAGAGAAGGCAAAGATCGAAAGTTACATTGAATTTGTCATCAGCCAGAACGAAAAAAACAAACAATAAAATCATATTTTTCAGTAAGTAAGCCGCCTCATGGCGGCTTTTTTATTGCCAGCAAGATTACCTTATGGGTAATTTTTTTAACTCATATCTATTGACATCAAACCAGATACGCATAATCATTACCTCAACGGTAACAGACCGAGGTAACAAATTATGCAGTGGAAAATCATCAACGGTTGGTACTGCGTTACTGCATGCGGATTCATGAGCTGGAAGTTCCGCACCTTACAGGAAGGCATTAAGTGGGCTTTCGTCAGCAAAGAAGCTCGCGATGTGGCCAACGATAACGAGATATGGGAGGGCTGATAATGAACGTTAATCAGCAGAAAAATCTTCAAAAAATCATGCAGGCATTCGACAAGGACTACCACCTGTCAGAACAGCTATATGACCGACAAGTTGAACTGATTGAGAGCATCCGACTTCATCAACTGTCATCAACTTTCGACGTTGTAACAGGCAAAGGCGTTCGTCAGGAAGTACTGGAGGCTGCTAAAGACAGCCCTGAGTTCGAAGAACTGATGGATGCCTATCGGCGAGAGGCAATGGCAATTATCGCCCGCTGGGATCTGGCGGATCAGCTTGATGGACAGAAGGACGCGGCATGAAACCGGGAATTTATTTCGGCATCAGCAACGAAGACTACCACGCAGGTGACGGCGTGAGTAAGTCGCAACTGGACATGGTTGCCAAGAATCCGGCGCTTCTTAAATGGGTTCAGGCAGCACCAGAAGACGAAGAGAAAAAGTCTGCATTGGATATGGGAACCGCATTGCACTGCCTGCTTCTGGAACCTGGAGAATTCGACAAACGCTTCATCGTGTCACCGAAATTCGATCGTCGGACAAAACAAGGTAAAGCTGACGAAGAAGCATTTCTTCGTGATGTGGCGGATATGGGTATTACGGTACTTGATGTCGAGCAGTGGCGAAAACTTGAGCTCATGCGTGATAGCGCAATGGCTCATCCGGCGGCACGCTGGATGCTGGAAGCACCTGGTTACTGCGAAGCATCAATGTACTGGAATGATGAAGAGACTGGTGAGTTGTGCCGCATTCGTCCAGACAAATGGCTGAACGAGCACAACGTGATCGTCGACGTGAAAAAGGTTGCAGATATGGACCGTTTTGCACGCCACATCGAGGAATTCCGCTACCACGTGCAGGACGCAATGTACCGCGAAGGCGCAATGAGGGTTACTGGTCAGCCGCATGGTTTTTTCTTTCTTGCCGTGAGCGAAAGCATTGATTGTGGTCGGTATCCGGTACGCGTGTTCGAGCTGGATGCGCCGGATGTCGATGCCGGGCACGCTCTGTTCCGCCGGGATCTGAATACCTATCACGAATGCCGCATCAACGATGAGTGGGGCGGAGTGGAAATTATTAAACGCCCTGACTGGGCACGTAAACAGGATATGTACGTATGAGCAATGATATCGCAATCACATCACAACCAGGCGCAACTGTAGGTACTGCTGCGGCAATCTTCAGCCCGGAGGGCATGAATCAACTGGTGCGTTTCGCGGAGTTGATGTCACAAAGCAAAGCGACTGTACCGAAACATCTTGAAGGCAAACCTGCCGATTGTCTGGCGGTGACCATGCAGGCGGCACAGTGGGGAATGAACCCTTTCGCCGTGGCGCAGAAAACGCATGTGGTAAACGGAACGTTAGGCTACGAAGCACAGTTGGTAAACGCGGTCGTATCCTCTTCCAGCCTGCTAGCGACACGCCTGAATTATCGCTGGAGCGGTGACTGGTCGAATGTTAACGGCAAAACAGATAAATCACCGAATCTGACGGTAACTGTGTCAGCAGTTCTTAAAGGAGAAGCAGAACCCCGTGAGCTTACCATCAGTATGGCGCAAGCCGGAGTGCGTAACTCTCCATTGTGGGAACAGGATCCGCGCCAGCAGCTTGCCTATCTTTGCACGAAACGATGGGCTCGCCTGCACGCTCCTGATGTGCTTCTCGGTGTTTACACCCCTGACGAATTACAGGAAACGGCACCGCGCGTTGAGCGAGACATTACTCCGCAAACGACTACTGCTGCGGGAATGAACAGTCTGATCAACGCTAAACCAGTGAAAAAGCATGATGAGCAAACGCGTAAAGCGGATAGCCGTGATCCAGAAGAAATGCTGATGGCCTTTACCAGCGCAGCGATGAATTACAGCACTGTCTCCGAACTGGATAAGGCTTACAAATACATTGCACAAAAACTTTCAGATGATGACGAACTGCTGGCAAAAGCCACCGACGTTTACAGCGTTCGTCGGGAAGAATTAAACGAAACATCTATGTAACCACCACCGCGGCGCCACACGCG